TGGATATAGTACATCACGCAAGAACATGATTGTGAAATTGGCCTTAGAGCGTATGACAGGCGAGATTGAGGAAACTTATAGTAATGCGGCCATGCAGAGAGGGAACGAGCTCGAACCAGAAGCGCGAAATTTTTACTCCTTTGAAACAGATGTAATCGTAACGGAGGTTGGCATGGTCATACATCCAGAGCATGAGCATATTACCTGTAGTCCAGATGGCTTAGTGGGAGATGATGGTTTAGTAGAAATCAAATGCCCTGCAAGTATGGCTAAAATGGTAAGCTACCTTGAAAAAGATGCACACGCTAAAGAATACCAAATACAGTTACAGCATCAATTACTTGTTACAGGTAGGCAGTGGGTAGATATCGCTGGGTACGACCCAAGGTTTCCAGAAGGTTTACAGCTTGCTGTCTGCCGTGTAGAAGCTGACAAGCAAATGCAAGCAGAAATATTATCAGAAATACAAAGTGCAAACGAAGAAGTAAACGCGCTTGTAGAAAAACTTAATCAACTAAAAAAGGAAAAAACATGATTAACAAAGCAACACTAATTGGCAACGTTGGTAACGACCCAGAAATAAAGACATTTGCTAATGGCAATAAAGTAGCAAACTTTAGCCTGGCAACGACTGACAAATGGAAAGACCGCAACACAGGTGAAATGCAATCTAAAACCGAATGGCATAAAGTAGCTGTGTTCTCAGAGGGATTGATAGGCATTGTAGAGCGCTATGTAACTAAAGGTAGTAAGCTTTATGTTGAAGGCAAAATACAGACAAGAAAGTGGCAAGATATGTCTGGCAACGAAAAATCTATGACTGAGATAGTTTTAAAGGGGTTTACAGGCGTTATAACGCTCTTGGATAGCCGTGAGAACAGTTTTGGTAGTGTTGGTGCAGACAGAGGTGGTTATGCTCCTGTGGCGAAGCCTGTAGACCTTAACGACGAGATACCATTTTAGATGGGTCAGCATACAGTACAGATAAAATGTGAAGCAGATAAGGTGGAGTGTAAACGCCTTATCGACCACTCACCTATTGGTACATATGTGCGTTATACCAGGAATGTCAGAACCATACCGCAAAACTCTAGGCTATGGGCATTGCTATCAACTATATCAGTAGCTATGCGATGGAATGAATTTGAAGGTTATCACACAGGATTAAAGTCAGGTGAGAAGTATAGCCCAGAAGAATGGAAGGATTACTTTTGCCATATGTTACGCGGCAATAAATTTATGCCAGACGAACATGGGCGTGAGCAGATACCTGTTGGTATGTCTACCAGAAGCATGACTAAAGACGAACACAATGAGCTACAGGCGCTTATAGAAGCTTTTGCTGTAAGGTTTGGTATAGGAGTGAGAGACCTTGAAAAATAAAAAGAGAGAAGCAGGGTTACAGAAAAGGCAGTATCATCATATGCCTGTCCAGGTGCTGAATGAGGTTGCAGATGCCATGACCGAAGGTGCTGACAAATATGGTACATATAATTGGAGATGGGAAAAACTGCATTACAGCGATTATTACAGCGCAGCACTAAGACATCTAATGGCATTTTATGGTGGTGAGGATTGTGACCAGGATTCGGGATTATCACATATAACTAAAGCTATAGCTGGCCTTATTATACTGCGAGATGCTATGTTAAACAATTCTGTAATTGATGATAGGTACGAAGCCATAACTAGAATTGATAAGTAATGTCAAATATTGTAGATACGATAACATATGAATTATCTAAGCAAAACAACTCTATAGTAGATAGTGCAAATTATTTACTTAGTTGGAAAGTTTTATATGTTATTACATATTTTTACAAGCAGCCAATAATAATAAAAAACATAGATGGCACAACAGAAACACATTATTCGCATCATATTATTAACACAAAAAAAGTTACTAACTACATACATTACAGGGGTATTGAGAGTTACAATCCAACAATTACAATAAATAATAAAACGCAAAAAATGCCAATGTCTATATTAGAGAGTGAAGATATAATAGAAAAAGAAGTACACAAATACATTGTAGAAACAAACAAAACGCAAGTGCATAATAGTTTTACGGGTAAACACAATAAAAAAAAATTACAGACATTATTAAAAAAATTAAAAAATTAAGATACACAGTATGAAAATTTGCCATTGTAATAATAAAAAAAACACGCCTACTTATTTTTTAAATATTGTATTAGATACGGGTAGTGATAAAACACAAGATGAACATATATTTGCACCAAACATACATTGCGGTATTTGTGGTGTTAAAATAAAAGAGTCTGATTACCATAAAATAAGCAAAAAATCTAAAATTTTGCGTGCAATGCAAGAAAAAAACGTAGAATTAACCCAATCAGTGCCTTATGATATTAAATATTATAAATGCATTGTTACTAAAAAAGGTGCAGACGCAAAATTACATACTGAAAAAGGTATATGTGAAGAAGGCGAATGTGTTAAATTTGATAGTAATCTGATACCAGGTCTCGTTAGTAATGGTTTTGTAGTTCGAGTTATTGATTAATAACGTCAGCTAGGCTTTTACCATTAATATAAAAATACATTGAACGCTTGCCATTGGCATTAATAATTACATCAGCACAGGCCCATGTCGATAGACCAACCTTGTAAGGTTGCTTTAAGGTAGATACACCTGTTTGCCATGCACCGCCACTAATACCAGGCGAATGACTATGACCTATAACAGTTTTATACATAGCATTGGCAAAACCTTTAATACTGCCTCTTGAGCCATTAGCACCTCTATCACCATGTTGTGATACGTCTATGCCTTTTATGTTTGCACGCTTATTTGCATTAACAAACTTATAACATCCTGGTATGTATTTTTGAAACGCACATTCTAATGCTGATTTATTTTTGTAAGCTATCTCAGCAAGCAATTCAGAACCTATAGCTGCATTGTGTGGCTCTTTAAGGTGTCTGCCTTCATTCAAGTAACGCTCAATATGCCTGTCATGATTGCTGTCTACTATCCAATTTTCTTTACCGCCTGTCTGCACTATATGTGCCGCAGTGTGTTTTAACTCCCATGCCAGACTGTTCATACGCATATTAAAGACTTTTATCTTATCAAGTAGCTTGTGATGGTGAGATATAGATACGCCATCAAATACGTCATGAAATACGTGTATATCTGGTTTAAGTCTATCGCACAGACTAGCTCTAGCTTTTAGTATAACTCTATCGTGCATAGCCGCGTGGTCATCACCTCTAACAATAGCCGCTGCGTTTTCACCAGGTTGTAATCCCTCTGGTGTCCAATACTCGTTTAAGAAGTAAAAACCCTTACCATCCCAGATTATCTGCGTGTGATAAAATTTATCACCAACAAGCTTAACATATGTTGCCGCAAATACATGATTAAATTTAGCTTTACCACCAGACTTTGTCCTAGTATAAGTTTTACTGGTACAGCTGCCTGTGGTTTGTAGCATTTTTGGTAGTTCATCACCTGGTGTTGCGGCTAACCGCAAGTGCAGTGATGTAGCGCCATAAACAACTGACCTCTGTCCGCTATGAGCCTGCATACCAGATAAAGGGTCTACAGCGGTAGCTACCAAGCGTAATCCAGACACCATGAATGACTTGCTCAATATTAGGTCATCAAGCAATGCATAGTTGTGTATAGCTACAGGCCATTGATAATCTTTTTTAGATATCAGTGTATTGTGTCTGTATTTAAGGGGAATGATTAACAGCTGGCTTTTATGATGTTTACTAAACAACTCTAGCGTATCAAAAAACTTTTGGTTTAATGTGCTGTTATTTGTTGCAGATGTAATCAAAAATGACTTATACTTCTTCGCAGCTTTTATATCTAAGTTGCTCGGACACTCTACGTCATTCGTTTTATATTTTGGATTATGTGGCTCTAATTTAATACCTAAAATACGTTGCGCATTACTTTTATGTTGTCGCATTGAGCGCTCTGTATTTGTCTTAATGCCAGCCTGATTCATAGCATCAGCAAGTGATGTGCTGTTAGGCCAAACTTCTGCTATTTTTTTAGCGCGTTCAATACTTGTGTGTGTTTTCATTACGCAGTTCTTTTGTAATGCTCATCTTCATAGCTAGTATTTTGACCTCTGCTACCAAACCACCAGCCTACAACCATTGCTGTCATGTTGACAAGAGCTAAGTCAAACGGATTTGCAAGCATCTGGTCAAACGCTGTACCAATTAATGCTACTTGGTCATTCAAGTTAGTTACATCTTGCGTTAGCTTATCTGTGATAGCGTAGTATTCGCTAGTACGTATGCTTGTCATTAAAACTAAATACCAGGTTATTCCTGGCCTAGTAATAGAGCGCATAAAGTTAGCAATGTCGCCTAACATTGACTTGCCCCACCTAATCTTACTCAGATTGTTTTCAGCGTCTTGAGAGTTGGTAAACGCAGATATGTTGCCAGCAATTTCTGTTAGTGCAATCTCTTGCTCAGTTTCTTCACGCTTTGCTTTCATTGACATTTCAGTCAGTGCTAACTCTTGCTCAAACTCTAAGCGCATACGCTCTGTTTCATGTTTAAACATATTGCGCTCATGTTTACGCTGCAAGAACGCGCCAAAGATACCAACGCCTGTTGATAGAATAGGGGATAAAATATCAATCATTTGACCAAAACTCCAATGACTTATCACCGCCAAACCAATGTCTGCGACGACCTGTATCTATGTGCAGAAATGTCTGATAATAACCAAAGCCTGTAAACCCGGCAGACTTACACATAAAGTTTAATTCTTCTTTGTTGTGATTACGCAAGGATATATCTACAGCAAGTTTTCTATGCTGACTCAATGGCACACCGCCAACAGCTAAGTTATGCCTGAAGCATCTGTGTGCAGAGTTTATATGCAACGGCTTTTCTATCTTTGTGCGTACCCATTGCAGTTTATCTAAAAACTCTGGGTCATGGTAATATTGACCGCAGTGTCTACATGATAGCTCTTTGGCACTAAAGTTAGGCCATCTGTCACTATCCCAATCGACTTTTATGTAATGTTTAGTTTTCATTCTTAATAATGAGTGCAGTGAGGTCTTTATGGTTTTGACGCATTTCAACGCCCAAAGACTCAATGCTGCGCTCAACTCTTTTAACAGATTCACGTACATCATCTTTCCTTGCGAAATTTTCATTCATATCATCTTTTAAGTCATCTATACGCCCATGCGTTTTAGAATTGTCATTGCTTATCTTAGCCGACACTTGTCTATCCCTAGCAATAACACCGCCAACAAACGTAACTAATAATGCACAAAAAGTTAATAGTGTCTTAACATCTACGTTTGCTGGGTTTTCCATGATATTAACTTTCTAGCGCTTCTAAGCGTGTTTCTAGTGCTTCAATCTTAGCAATAGCATCTTGCAGTGCTGATGTAAGCAATGGCACAATCTTACTTTGGTCAATGCCTTGGTAATCTGGTACTTGCCTTGTTGCCATAACTTTTTCTGTTGTTTGACGCCATAGCTGACCTTCTTCAAGTGTATCTGGCTCTACAACATCTGAGCTATGTATAACCTCATCAACAGCAGGTGTAAGCTCTTGTTGTTGCTCCTCATATGTAGCGTCAACAGCAGGAGTTAATTCATTGCCATCTTCATCATAAGTTGCATCAACAGCAGGGGTTAGCTCAACTTGTATTGTTTCATAGGTAGCGTCAACAGCAGGGGTGTATATGTCACCTGTTGCCTCGCTCTCAACATACTGTTGGTCACGCATTGCATCTTTTTCGCCATCAACTGCTTCTGGCACTACTTCTTGTGCTTCATGTGCCAAGAAACCATCTACTCTAGTGCCATCAACAACCCATTCAAAGTTTACTGGTCTTAGTGATTTAACTCTATCAATAGAGCCTGTCATTTCCTGCACATCAGTTTTTAGTCTGTAATCTGAGCTAGTGAGATAGCTAGTTGCTGAATTTAGTGTGTTTATTTTACCTACTGCACCATTTGGATTATCAAATATGATATGGTTACGTAAAGATGTACTATCAGTTGTAGATGATATAGCAGGCGTTCCTAATGCTATTACACCAACCTCAATAGCACCATCTTGGTTAGGTGTTAGTGAGCCAACTTCTATTGTACTTGATACTGTTAAATCACCTGTTACATCTATACCATTGCTATCAATCCTAAGTTTCTCAACAGCAGATGCGTTTCTAAAGCGCATATTGTTATCAAAAGTTAAATAAGAGGCAGAACCACTTTGTGTGATTTCTAACGTATTACTGCCATCTGTATCAACCATACGTATGGTCGGTGATGTGCTTTCAATGTGTAGTTCATGTGCAGGACTTGAAGTCCCTATGCCCACGCGACCTAAATAATCTACACGCATTCGTTCGTTTAAACCCGTAGGTGTTGTACCGCCTGTAGTCGCATTATTTGTATAAATAACAAATGCGCCTTCACCTTCTTTTTCTTGACTGCTAGCGTCACTGTTAGGCCCAACTTCTGCACCTATTCTTACTTGTGGAACCTCATTTGAATTAGTATCAAAGAGTGCAAAGTCTATAAATGTCTTTTGTTGTGATAAATCACCATTTACATCATTGTCTAATCTTAGTAGTGTAGAGCCTGTTGTACTAGCTGACGTATTTGTAACGTCTTTAATGTGCATTTTAGCAGTCGGTGCTGATAAACCTACGCCCACGTTACTACCCTCTGGGTTTAACAATAAGTCATAAGTTGCTGTGCCTAAGTTTGATACAAAGCCTGATTGTATATAGCTTTTAAATCCAGTTGTACTTAATGTACCGAACAACATACCATTACCACCACCACCTTCAACACATAGGTTGGAGTTAGCTTCAGTGATAGTTGAGTTAGATGAACCTAGTATTGCCATTTTAGCAACTGGTGATGTGTGGCCTACGCCCACGTTACCTGCTTCAGTTGCTACAATTAGGTTGTCTGCTGCACCAACATTAACAATAAACTTAGGGTCTGAACCTTCATTATTTTTATCGACGTGTATATTTAAATTGCCAACACCACTATTGCCATCAATAGAATGGTCAACACCTGTTGAAGTATCTGTTAGGAATATCTCTGGGTCTGTTGAGGTTACTTGTATCTTACCTGCAACTTCAAGCTTTTGAGTCGGATTTGTAGTACCTACGCCAAAATTACCATTAGCTGATAGAGTTGTCTTAATGCTGTTATTCGTAATAGTGTAGATTGGAATGTTATCATACGTACCCCACTGGTAATTAGTAGCATTACCTGTTTCTAATCTGTGATAGAACGTACTGTTATCATAGGCGTATATAGCTAGCTTCTGTCCTGCAGAACCTGCTTCCCATTGCCTTGAGCCAGCTGTACCTTCAACAAACATTTTATCAGCAACAACTGTACCTGTTACATCTATACCAGAAGTCGTAGTCGAGAGTTTAGATGCACCACCAAAATATAGTGACACCGCGTCATTACCATCTGCTGTTAGTAAGTTAGTACCGACCTCATCTTGTAGGCGTATATACTGACCTTTGACAATAACGTCGCCTGTACCTGTATCTGAAATATATGAGTTACTACCATCGTGATAGATTTGTAAATCATCAGAAGCTCCTAGTAATAATTTGCCGTTGTCAGCTAACTCTATATTACCTGTTACCCTTAACCCTGCGGAACCAAGACGCATACGTTCTACATTTGCGCTGTTATTAAACAAGAAATCCCAACCAGATACGGGATTAGTAGTGTACGAACGAGCAATCATACCCCAAACATTATCAGAGTAAATAGCACCTGCTCCATAAGAACCGCCTGAACCAAATCTTAAACTACCATCAGATACTACATTACCTGTAGCATCTATATCACCTGTTACATCTATACCAGAAGTATCAATTCTTGCTACTTCTGTGCCGTCTGCTTTCTTGTAGATTACATTTGATTCAAAGTCAAAATTAGTGTCATCACCGCTTTGTGTTATATCAAATCTTTTGTTTCCGTCTGTATCTTCTAGTCTGATAGTCGGTGATGAGCTTTGTATATGTAACTCGTGGTCTGCAACAGTATTTGCATCACCAACAGCTATTTTACCTGTTACATTTATACCAGAGGATGTTGTAGCTAGTTTTTCTGCCGCACTAAAATATAGCGTTGACGCACCTGCGGCTGTAAATGTTGATAAGGCTGTTCCACTTGAAGATTGTAACTTTATATTGCTACTACCTCTTAGTATTAAATCACCTTCACCTATATCATATATATAACTATCACTACCATTGTGCCAAATTTGTAAATCATTTGATGCGCCAAACTTAGCCTTAACACCATCGTTAAACAGTATGTCACCTGTCATAGTGCCACCAGCTTTAGGTAGCTTCTGACTAAGGTTAGTAGCTGTAGTAGTAGCAAAGTTAGGGTCATCCCCTAGGGCTTGTGCTAGCTCATTAAGCGTATCTAACGTACCAGGAGCTGAGTCTACTATACCAGCTACCGCTGTATCAGCGTAACTAGTGTAGTAAGAACCATGTTGTCCATCTAATGTATCAGCATCTATATTCAATGCATCTATATCAGCTTTAGTTTGGTCAGCAGTAGCACCTGCTTCTATTCCGTCTAGCTTACTGTGGTCAGCATTAGTGAAGTCATTAGTTGTAAGACCCCCATCACCTACAGTGTAAGTAGTATTAGTGTCTGTAGAACTAATTGTACCGTCAGCTGCTATGGTTACGTTAGTACCAGCAGTAAGAGCAGCTACAACATTTGTTGTATCTGTAACATCAGCCGCTGTTTCTATTCCGTCTAATTTTGTGTGGTCTGCATCTGTAAATGCATTTGTATCTGCGTTGCCCTCGTATGCTGTTTTAATCTGTGCTGCTGTTTGGTCAGCTGTTGCTCCAGATTCTATGCCATCAAGTTTAGTACCATCAGCGGCTACGTCTCTACCATCTACTGTGCCTGATAAGGTAACATTGCCTGTAAAGTTTAAATTACCTGTACCTGTTATATCCTGATTATTAAGGTCCAAGTCTCCTCCAAGCTGGGGAGTAAGGTCCTCTACTATATCAGACACACCACCACCACCACCTGCAGCAGTAGAAGCTATAGTACCATCTGATGCTATAGTTATATTAGTACCTGCAGTTAGAGCTGCTACTACGTTAGCTGTATCAGTAACGTCAGCATTAGTCTCTATAGTATTTAACTTTGTCTTATCGCCATCTACGAATGCACCTTCAGCAGGTTTTACTTGTAGAGTAGATACGTTAACAGATTTAATACCAGCTAAGTCTGATACCTCAGAGTCCATTAAAGCACCAGCTGCAGTTACATTAGCTGTATCTGTTACATCAGCACCAGCCTCTATACCATCTAGCTTACTCTCGTCTGCATCAGTAAATGCATTAGTATTAGCATTACTTTCGTAAGCTGTCTTTATTTCAGCAGCAGTCTGGTCTGCAGTAGCTCCTGATTCAATAGTATCTAGCTTAGTCTGTTGTGTAACATTCTTATCTAACACTTCATGTATGAGCATTATAAGCTGCTTGTTAGCTATATTTAAGTTATCTCTTGTTATGTTAGAACCTGCCGTGTAATCTGATAGCAACAAATTACTAGGGATAGTTCTAGCTATTTTAATTATATCTCCGTTAGTTAGTCCGTTTATTACAACTTCACTGTCACTAGTCCAGGTAAAGTTAGTATAGTAAAGAGGGTCGCCTGAACCATCTACCTGATTGTTTATTTGAATAGTTACATACGCTCTATTAAGTATACCTAATGAGAAAGGGATAGCGAATGACGCTTGTCCTGAGTATGT